GTATATTTATTGGATAAATATCATTATGAACGAAACAGAATTAGAACGTCAAAAAGTAGTAGACTATATCAAAGACATGCTAGGTGATGGCATGATTGATGTTGAATTAGATCCTAAACATTACAATACTGCAATTGACCGTGCATTAGGAAAATTTAGACAACGTAGCAGCAATGCTATAGAAGAAAGCTATGCATTTTTAACATTACAAGTCGACGTGAATGAATACATTCTTCCAAAAGAAGTAATGCAAGTCCGTCAACTTTTCCGTCGTTCCATAGGAAGTCGCACCGGCGGCGGCGATGGCGGTACGCTCTTTGAACCTTTTAATCTAGCTTATTCTAATACATATTTGCTAACAAGCACCCATATGGGAGGTCTTGCTACGTATTATGCTTTTGCCAGTTATCAAAAAATGGTAGGAAAAATGTTTGGTTCCGACATTAATTTTACATTTAATAGAACTACTAAATTATTAACTCTAATGCAAAGACCACGTGCTGAAGAAGAATTACTAATTTGGCAATATAACTATCGTCCTGATTTTAATTTACTTCAAGATCCTTATGCAAGTCAGTGGCTAAAAGATTACAGCCTAGCAACATGTAAAATCATGTTAGGCGAAGCTAGAGAAAAATTTGCTCAAATTGCAAGCCCACAAGGCGGAACTAGTCTAAACGGACAAGCATTAAAAGGCGAAGGTAAAGCTGAAATTGAAACTTTGGAACAAGATTTAATTAATTATAAAGCTGGAGATCAACCACTTACTTTTGTAATAGGTTAATAAAAACTTGACATGCTGATTATTTCCATATAAATTATAGTATTGCTTTAAAAGGAGCATACTATGATTGTAGGTTTTTGCGGATTTATCGGATCGGGTAAAGATACAGCAGCAGATTTTTTAATTAACTATTACGGATTCCGTCGCGATAGTTTTGCAAATTCTTTAAAAGATGCTGTAGCAAATGTATTTGGGTGGGATAGAATTCTATTAGAAGGTCGCACTAAAGAAGCTCGAGAGTGGCGAGAACAAAAAGACGAATGGTGGTCAAATCGTTTAGGTAAAGAAATTACACCTCGATGGGTATTGCAATATTGGGGCACAGAAGTGTGCCGTAGCGGATTTCATGACGACATTTGGATCGCAAGTTTAGAAAACAGATTGCGCAAATCTAAAGATGATATTGTAATTAGTGATGTTCGTTTCCCTAATGAAATTGCAGCGATTAAACGTGCCGGGGGGAAAGTAGTCAGGATTGTTAGAGGCGAAGATCCCGAATGGTATAATGATGCTAAATTAGCAAATGCTGGAGAGCACGTATTAGGTTCGGCTATCGCCCGTGCTAGGATGAGGAATAGAAAAATTCATAGTTCAGAGTGGGCATGGATCGGAGACGGAATAGATTTTGAAATTGATAATAATGGATCAATTGATTATCTATTTGATCAGATCAAAAGTCGGGTGTTAAATCTCCTTGTTTCCACGGAAGTTTAAGTTTATGTAAAATTCTTTGGCAATTAGCACATACTGTTTTTAAATTAGAAAAATTACAGTTAGAAGGATTACCGTCGACATAAAAAACATTAAACTGTTCTGCAAATTTTGAATTATATCCGCATCGATCACATGTTGTTTTTTTCTTGTATCCCATTTTAATCCAAAGAGGTTTACCTACTTTTCGACCTTTAGAGCAGTGGTCACATTTTGACCTATAAAATGGTTGATCGTTTTTATAATAGTTAATAGCTACAGGTCTCTCTCGACAAATTTTACAAAGATTTCTCATTCACGCCCTTTTCTGTCCCTTTATGCTAGTATTTAACCTGGCAGTTTTTTGGGTTTACTGCTAAATAATTGAAAGTAATCCATTTGAGGAGATAGATAATGGCACTAGTTTCACCAGGAATTGAAGTAACAGTAATTGACGAGAGTTTTTATACTCCAGCTGCTCCGGGAACAATCCCTTTAATATTTGTAGCATCTGCACAAGACAAGAAAAATGCGTCAGGTAACGGAACCGCACAAGGAACAACCGCAGCTAAAGCTGGAACAGTTTACGCAATAACTAGCCAAAGAGATTTAGTAGACACCTTTGGAACTCCTTATTTTTATACCGATGCTTCTGGAAACTCAGTGCATGGTAGTGAAGTAAATGAATATGGTCTACAAGCTGCATATAGCTTATTAGGAGTAAGCAGTAGAGCATATATTGTAAGAGCAGACATTGACATAGAACAATTAAATCCAACAAGCGATGCACCGACAGGTGATCCGAAAGCTGGAACATATTGGTTAGATACTGATGCTAGTCTTTTCGGAATTAATGAATGGACAAGCTCAACTCAAACATTTAGTGTAAAAACTCCGTTATATATTAACGATCAAAATTATTCAACTGTAAGCACAGGCGGAACACCAAATGATAATTTCGGCCAGCCTGGAGATTATGCAGTGTATGCTACTTCTAGCGGATTAGTAAAACTTTGGTATAAAACAACTGCTATAACTAATTCATGGGTAGCTGTTACAAATACATTTGACGGATCAAAGAAAGTCCAAATTAGTCCACATACAGAATATCCAACATGGTTAGGCACAACTACTGATACAGGCAGTGTTTGGGTTAAAACAACAGCTCCGGGAAGAGGAGCAAATTGGTCTGTAAAATATTATAATGGTGCTACTCAAACTTGGGCAACCGTTCCTGCACCTTTATATAGCAATCCATTGAAATCTTTCGAAGGATTAGATTTAGCAGGTGGCGGCAAAAATATTGCTCTAGGGTCATTATATGTTGAAATAAGCCCAACACAGCCTAATTCAGACACTACCGCAGAATTTAGACTAATGAGACGTAATGCTGTAGGTAATACAGTAGTTGTTTCGGCAGCAAATACTGCAACAAATGTATCTACTGCAACTTTTCAAATTAGAGAATCTATCAAAGTAGGATCTACTTGGACATGGTCATCACCAGTTACTGCTTCTGTTGCACCTAGCACAACTACTAGTGTGTTAAGCAGATTACCTGCTGCTATATCTGGATTAACAAATGTTACAGTTAATTATGATAATTCGACTAAGAAAATAACATTTACTCATTTAAAAGGTGGAGAAATACAATTTAATAATGAGTTTAGTAACTACGGTTTCTCAACTGCATTAACAAATGTTTATTCTATTTCTGGTTCTAGTCCTTACACACTAGTTGGATCTAACTGGAAACCGTTGACATTCGAATCAAGAAATACTGCACCTTACACTGACCCAGTAGACGGAACATTATGGTTTAATAATGTAGTTGACGAAGTTGATATTATGATCCACAACGGTGAAAAATGGGTCGGATATCGTAACTACTCTGCAACTAGCGGAACAGATCCAAAAGGTCCTATTGTTAGTGCATTAGAACCAACTACACAATCAGATGGCGTAACAGCGTTAGTTGATGGAGATATTTGGATATCTACAGATAACATGGAACGTTATGGAAAAGATATCTATGTATATGACAGTATAAATTCTAAATGGGTATTACAAGATGTAACTGATCAAGATAGCCCAAGCGGTTGGTTGTTTGCCGATGCTCGTTGGGCAACCACAGGAACTACATTAACTAAATCGACTATAGTTGAATTGTTAACTAGTGATTATCTTGATCCTGATGCTCCTAATCCTGCCCTATATCCAAGAGGAATGAGATTATGGAATACTCGTCGTAGTGGATACAATGTTAAGAAGTTTGTAAAAGGACATATTAACATTTATGCGAACGACGGAAATAATCAACGTTACCCTTACGGTGCAGGCGAATCGATGGAAAATTACGAAACTGATCGTTGGATCAGTGCAAGCCCGAATAACGAAGATGGTTCTGGAACATTTGGTCGCAAGGCACAAAGAGCAACTGTTGTTAAAGCATTAAAATCTTTAATTGACACTAATACAGCAATAAGAGATACTGATACTTTAAACTTTAACTTGATTGCTTGCCCAGGATACCCTGAAGTTATACAGAATATGATAGGGTTTAACGTAGATCGTGGATTGACTGCGTTTATAGTCGGTGATACACCATTTAGACTAGAGCCAAATGCTACTGTTCTAAAGAATTGGGGTAGTAACGCTGGACTAGCATATGATAATGGCGACGACGGAGCAGTAAGCTATGATGAATACATGGCTATGTTCTATCCAAGTGGTTATACAAATGATAACTCCGGAAATAAAATTGTTGTTCCGGCAAGTCATATGATGTTACGCACAATCATTAATAGTGATTCTAAGAGCTATCAATGGTTTGCTCCTGCAGGAACACGCAGAGGAGGTGTCGACAACGCTACTTCTGTAGGATATATTGACGCCGAAAGCGGAGAGTTCAAGACTACTGCAATATATCAAGGATTAAGAGATATATTAGCCGAAGTGAAAATTAATCCAATTACTCCTTTACCAGGAGTAGGTATTGTTAACTTTGGACAATATACTCGTGCTAAAAATGCTAGTGCATTAGATAGAATAAATGTTGTTCGTTTAATTGCATATATGCGCAGACAGTTAGAAATTCTTGCAAAACCATTCTTGTTTGAACCAAATGATGCTCAAACACGTAGAGAAATTAA